TCTTAAATTTATTTTTATTTTTTTTAATTTTCAAGAACAATTTTTTTTTTGGATATATTTTTGTTTTTTATATTTTTATTTTTTTTTTTTTAATTTTTTTTTTTTTTTTTTTATTTAAATTTTTTTTTTTTTTTAAACTTTTTTTTTTTTTTAAGTTTTCTAAATACTCTAAAATATTTTTTAAATTTTGAATTGCCATTTTTTTTTCATTGATTTGTGTTTCAAAATAACTATTATATTTATCTAAAATACATTTTGAACTTTCATTTATACTATTTAATGTTTTATATCTATTAATTAATCTTAAATTAATTTTATTCATTTCGTCTTTTATATTTTTATATACAAAATCATCTTGTATTATATTTGTTATATTTGCCATATTTTCCATATTAATAATATAAGATTTTAATATATTAAAAGATATTAAAATCTAACTAATATATTATTATAGAAATGGAGGAAATCAAAGAAGAACCTTTATTAAATAAAGAAACAAATAGATTTGTTATGTTTCCAATTAAAGACCAGGATATATGGGAAATGTATAAAAAAGCAGAGGATTGTTTTTGGAGAGCACAAGAAGTTGATTTATCAAAAGATATTCAACACTGGAATTTATTAACAGACAATGAAAGATATTTTATTTCTATGATATTAGCATTTTTTGCCGCAAGTGATGGAATTGTATTAGAAAATCTAGGCTTACGATTTATGACTGAAGTTCAATTAGCGGAAGCAAAAGCATTTTATGGTTTTCAAATCGCAATGGAAAATATTCATTCAATTATGTATAGTCAATTAATTGAAACTTATATTAATGATTCTAAAGAGAAACATAAATTATTTAATGCTTTAGAGAGTTTTGAGTGTATTAATAAAAAAGCATTATGGGCTTTAAAATGGATTGGCGATAAAGAATCTAATTTTGCGACAAGACTTGTTGGTTTTGCATGTGTAGAAGGTATATTTTTTTCGGGCGCTTTTTGCGCCATTTATTGGTTAAAAAAACGAGGTCTGATGCCTGGATTAACATTTTCTAATGAATTAATTAGCCGAGACGAGGCTCTTCATACTGAATTTGCAATTTTATTATATAGTAAATTACAGAACAAACTTTCATCAGACAAAATTAATGGTATTATTATGGAAGCAGTTGAAATAGAAAAAGAGTTTATATGTGAATCATTGCCTTGTAATTTAATTGGAATGAATCAAAAATTAATGAGTCAATATATTGAATTTGTGGCTGATCGTTTAGCTGTTCAATTAGGAAATAATAAAATATATAATTCAAGTAATCCATTTGATTTTATGGAATTAATTAGTATTGAAGGAAAAACAAACTTTTTTGAAAGAAGAGTTGGAGAATATGCGATGACTACTAGAGAGAATGATACTACGCTTACTGCGTTTGAATTTGATGATAATTTTTAATTTATTTTAATTTATTTTAAATCATTCTACATTTTGGAGGAACAATATAGCCCCGGTTACGGGTGCGTTGGCGAGCAGTTTTAACACTAAGTGTATTTGTATTAGAATTATTTAAATTATTAGAGTTAAATGACAGTTTAGTATCTTGACCCGGTCTAATTGTGTTCCCGCGGCCTAGCGCAATATTTTTTTTATAATTAATATGTTCGTCTGATGTTAATATATTGTTTTGTTTTCCATTTATTAAACATTTTGAAGTTGTATTTACACATCCTAGTGAATAGCTTCTACGATTATGAATAGTATGATTGCTTGAACTCCAAGTATTTGCCGCATTTATTAATTTATTACAGTTATCAGTATTATGATTGCCTTCTACTCTTATAACTCCAGTTTTACATTGAATATTTCCATTATGAACAAAATAAGAACATGCATGACTTTTAAAATATAATTGTCTACCTTTAGAAAAAGTATTTGAGTTATCGGCAAAACCTGTTTTTAATGGCATTCCACCAATACAATTTGTGTAATTATTTTTATAATTTTGTTTATTAGGAAGAGATGGTGGGTTTGATTGCGAACTATATGGAGAATACTTAATACTTTGAATATTCATTATATAATATAATATTATAATATATAACGAATAATATATAATATATATTATAATAAATATGATATTAACTAATATATTATTAACAGTTACTTCTTTACTGATTTCAAGTCCTAATATTAATAGTAATATTAATATAAAAATGTGTTTAGAAGATAATTTAAATAATATAAATAATTATAAAGATTCTAATGGATTAAAATTATATTCTGCGAAAGATACAACAACAACAGCGATTAAATGGTTATATAAAACAGTTGAAGTTACGAATAATGAATATCCTACATTTGTTTTAATTGATTTAGTAAATATAATTAATTATTCGCTTAAGAAGAACGAGAAGTGTGATCTCTATATTGCGTATGTTCCAGATAGATTTGAAGAACCACACTTTATTGGTTCATTTTTAATTAATCCAGCAAACAGATTATTATCTATAAAACAAATTTGTATGAATCCATTTGTTAAAGAAACTTCTTTAACAGAATATAAAAAAAATTTAATTAATTTATCAATTGCATCTGGCGTTGTTTTATATACAAAACCATTAAAATATTTAAGTAATCCACGGTATTATTTAGAATTTAATCAATATTAAATAGATAAAATTTTTATATAATATATTATAATATATTATAATATATTATATATTATATAAGAATGCCTGATAAAAGTAGAAAAAAACAAGGAAAAAAAACACAAAGATCAAAAAAAATGACCGGAGGAATGGAATGGAGTTTCAGCGCGTTATGGAAAAGCATTACTGGAGCTAAGGACAATATAAATGAAACTGCGGAGCAGTTCTCAAAAGTAAAAACAGAAATACAACAGAATATAAGTGCCCTCAATAAATCACTAAATGAGGTAATGCCATTGCTTGACAAATGTAGTTCCTCATTAAAATTGGACCCTATACCTCAGCAAGTGATTGCTGATGCCGCTGGATTATATCCTGCGGCTGAACTAAAGCCAAACATACAACCACCGCCACCACCAGAGCAACCAAATGCAAACTTACAACCACCGCCACCAGAAATGCCAGGCCTACCAGCAAAACCAAATTTTCCAACAGAATCAGGGAGAGAATTTGCTGGAGGTGCCAAAAAAAAAACAAGAAGAAAAAAGTTAAAAAAATTAAAAAAATAAATCAAGAATATTAAACTAGTTACATATACATTACTTTCCAAGAATCATTACCTTGTTCTTTTTTAATTAATTTTTGAACAATTGGAATAGTTATATTAAATGGAAATTCAATACTGAAACAATCTTCTGTATTAAATAGTGAATATCCTGTAGGCATTAATCTAAACAAATTTAATTTAGTAAAAATTATTTCTAAACATCTTTTTAAGTTTCTGACACCACATTCGTTTTCTGTATAATTATCAATAATATAATCAATTGTTTCATTACTAATTATAATATTTTCTTCTTCAAATTTAACTTGTTTGCAAATTGTTGACAATAAATATTTTTTGGCAATAATATTTTTTTCTTTTTTGTCATACCCTTTTGTTGTAATTTTATACATTCTATCCCGTAAAATTGGATTTATTTTAGTTTCATCATTATAACTAAATATAAATAATGCTTTACTTAAATCAAAATCTATTTCTGAAAAATATTTATCGTGAAAATTGGTATTTTGACTACTATCTATTAAGTGAGTTAAAATTCCAATAATTTCTTCTCCTTTAGGCGAATCACTTACTTTATCTAATTCATCAAAATAGATAATAGGATTAGAACACTGTGTTTGAATTAAAATATCAACGATTTTACCATATGTGCTTCCTTCATATGTATAACTATGCCCTTCTAATACGCTCGCATCAGTTGCACCACCAAGAGCAATTAATGAAAATGGTCTATTTAATAATTTACTGATTCCTTCTTTGATTAGTGTTGTTTTTCCTGTACCCATTGGTCCTTTAATGGCTAACGCATTTCCTAATGCGTCTGGATTTGTAATCCATTGAGCTAATAATTGCATAATTTGCATTTTGGCATCATTTAATCCAAAAACTGCTTTATCTAATATATCTATTGACATTTTTATAAAGTCAGAGCATTTATCAAATCCATCATTTGATGAAATAGGTAAATTATGGATTTTATTGAACGGCAAAGACATAAATGAGTCCATCCACAATTTTAATTTAAAATACTCGCTTGCTGTTGGGTTCATTGTTTCAAGCATGCCAATTTTTTTTAAAGCAACAATTTTAAACTCTGTTGGAATATTCATTTCTAAAATTAAAATTCTATATGGTTTATAAATTTTGAATTTTGAATTAATTTTTTTTAATTCTTCAATAATATTATTTCTTTGTAAATCATCAAGCTCTTTAGAGAAATATTTTATATCATTTAAATTATCTTCTAAATTAATTAATTCTTTAAATTCTTTCTCTTTAGAAACTTTATTTTTATTGATTACATTTAATGATTTTTTTTTTTTATTTGCAATAGAAACTAAATTATCTAAAAATTTTCTTTTAATTATAAACTCTTCATCTTCATCTTCATCTTCATCATCATCATCTTCATCTTCATCATCGTCTTCATCTTCATCTTCATCTTCATCTTCATCTTCATCTTCATCTTCTTCATCATCATCTTCATCATCTTTATCGCTTAAATCATAATATGTATTTTGTTTTTGTTTTTGTTTTGTGCCAGTATTATAATATTTATTTTTTTTAATAATATTTTTTTTAAGTTTAGAATTATTTAATGATAATAGTTGTTTTGATTTATTTTTCATATAGTTAGAGGGAAAAATCTTTGTAAGAAATAATTGAAACTTTACTGGGTCAATATTTGAATCTTTTATACATTTTTTTTGGTATCGTGTATTATACTTATGTCTATTTGGAAAATAATCTATTAAATCCATTTATATAATTATAGTTAAATAAATATTTTATTTTCAATTTTATTTTAATAATTTTATTTATTAAAATTGAAAATAAAACAATCTAAATATTGTTTTATTAATATAAGGAGATGGCTAATCAAAACGGTTCTATGAATAAAGAATGTGCTAAAATTATTGGTATTCAATTTAGTATATTATCACCAGAAGAGATTAGAAAAGGATCAGTTGCTGAAATTACAAATAGAGATACATACATTAATAACAAACCGGTTATTGGTGGTTTATTTGATCCTAGAATGGGTGTTTTAGAACCTGGCCTTATTTGTCCTACTGATGGGCATGATTATATGAAAACTCCTGGATATTTTGGACATGTTGAGTTGGCAAGGCCGGTGTTTTATATTCAATATTTACCTACAATTCTTAAAGTTCTTAGATGTTGTTGTATTAAATGTAGTAAATTATTAATTAGTAAAGAAAAACATAAAGAACTTCTTAGTATGCTTCCAGATGAACGATGGAATAAAGTATTTCAAATTGCAAGTAAAATTAAAAGATGTGGAGAAGCTACGAATGATGGCTGTGGTTGTAAGCAACCAAGTAAAATTAAAAAAGAAAATTTGGCAACATTAATTGCGGAGTGGGACGAAGTTGATACTTCTGATAGTGAAAAAACAAAAATATCATTAAATCTTACTCCAGAAAAAGTAGTTAGATTATTTCGTAGAATTACAGATGATAATATTAAATTTATGGGCTTTAGTCCAATTTGGTCTAGACCAGAATGGATGGTATGTCAAGTATTGGCAATTCCGCCACCAGCAGTTAGACCATCCGTTAAACACGATTCGCAACAGCGAAGTGAAGATGACATTACTCATATTATTGTTAATATTATTAAAACAAATAAAACATTACAGGAAAAAATAAATTCCAATGCAAATGGAAATATTATTGATGATTGGACTACTGTATTACAATATTATATTGCAACTTTAGTTGATAATAAAATTCCTGGTGTTGCTGCAGTTGCGCAACGGTCTGGTCGTCCATTAAAATCAATTAAAGAACGGCTTAATGGAAAACAAGGACGAGTTCGTGGTAATTTAATGGGTAAGCGAGTTGATTATAGTGCTCGGTCTGTTATTACTCCTGACCCACAATTATCAATTAGAGAGCTTGGAGTACCACTTAAAATTGCAAAAAATTTAACAAAACCAGTGAGTGTTAATAAAACAAATATGAACTTTTTATTAAAGTTAGTAAGAAATGGTCCTGACATACATCCTGGTGCCAAAATTCTTGAAAGAAAAACAGGCGAGAATATTTCATTACGATATATAGACAGGGAATCAATTAAATTAAATGAAGGTGACCGAGTACATCGTCATATGATGGATGGAGATGCAATCTTATTTAATCGCCAACCAACTCTTCACAGAATGTCCATGATGTGTCATGTTGTTAAAATTGTTTATCATGGTGACACGTTTAGAATGAATGTTGGCGATACAAAACCGTATAATGCGGATTTTGATGGTGATGAAATGAACTTACATATGCCGCAAGATGAAGAAGCAGAAATTGAGTTATTAAATTTGGCATCTATTCCTACACAAATTGTAAGTCCTGCAAATAATAAATCAATTATTGGCATTTTTCAAGATTCCCTTCTTGGTTGTTATCAGTTTACTAGAAACAAACTGGAGTTTGACAAGAGAAAAGCGATGAATTTATTAATGGGTGTATCAAATATTGATATTAATAAATTGTCAAATCTTTCTACAATTACTAATTTTGATATATTATCACAAATTATTCCACCAATTTCACTAAAATATAAAGGAAAAGCATATAATGATGCAACTGAAGATTATATTACTTCTAATAATGTGATTGAAATTATTAATGGAAATTATTATCGAGGACAAATTGATAAAGGTGTATTAAGTGATGGTTCTAAGGGTTTAATTCAAAGAATTTATAATGATTTTGGAAATGGCGCAGCTGCTGACTTTATTGATAATCTTCAAAATATTGTTACTGAATTTATGAAAATGGATTCTTATAGTGTTGGAATTAGTGACCTTATTGCAGATCAAGAAACAAATGAGCAAATTGGAAAAGTAATTAGTGCAAAAAAAAATGCAGTACAAAATATTATTGACCAAACGCATATTGGGATTTTTGAAAATAAAAGTGGTAAAACAAATGATTTGGCATTTGAAGATAATGTTAATAATATATTAAATCAAGCAACAAATGAAGCGGGTCAAATTGGGCGTTCAAGTTTAAGTCGTGATAATAGATTTGTTATGATGGTTAATGCAGGCTCAAAAGGTAGTGATTTAAATATTGCACAAATGGTTTCCGCATTAGGGCAACAAAATGTGGATGGAAAACGAATTCCATATGGATTTGAAAATAGAACATTACCTCATTTTAGTAAATATGATGATTCACCAGGGGCACGAGGATTCATTGAAAGTTCATTTATTGGTGGTCTGTCACCGACTGAGTTATTCTTCCATGCAATGGGTGGTCGTGTTGGTCTTATTGATACTGCAGTTAAAACCAGTCAAACTGGTTATATTTCAAGACGATTGGTTAAAGCCTTAGAAGATTTAATGGTAAGGTATGATATGACTGTAAGAAATAATAAAGATAAAATAGTTCAATTTACATATGGCGAAGACGGATTTGACCCGGTTAAAGTAGAAGGGCAAGTTATTCAACTGGTTCAAATGAGTAATGAAGAAATTTATAATTATTTTAATATATCTTTAAAAAATATTACTGAAATTTCTAATGTATTTACAGCAAAAATAGGTGCCAAATATAAAAATGAGCTTCCTGAATTAAATAATAAAATTGCCATATATATTAATTATATGTTAGCCTCACAAAAAAACATAATTTCAAAAGTATTTAAGAATTTATATAATAAACAAATTCATTTACCGATTGCTTTTGCTTATGTAATTAATAATATTCAAGGACAGCATAATTTAAATATTAACTCTCAAATTGATATTACTCCATTAGAAGCATTTGAAATGATTGAGAATACATATAAAAAATTAGAAACGTTTACCTATTCAAAACCAAATGAATTATTTAAAGTATTATATTATTTTAATCTTTGTCCAACACAACTACTGTTTGTTAAACGGTTTAATAAAAACGCTCTTAATTACTTGCTTGATGTAATTGTTAAAATGTATAAAGAGGCAATTGTAAATCCTGGTGAAATGGTTGGAGTTATTGCGGCGCAATCAATTGGCGAGCCTACAACACAGCTTACGCTCAATACATTTCATTTTGCTGGTGTTGCTTCTAAGTCAAATGTTACTCGTGGAGTTCCACGAATTGAAGAAATTTTATCATTATCTGAAAATCCAAAAAACCCTTCATGTACGATTTATTTACCAAAAGAAATAGAACAAGACAAGACAATTGCGTTTCATTTAGTTAATAATATTAGACATATTAAACTGCAAAATCTTGTTAAAAATGTTAGTATATGTTATGACCCAGATGATTTAAATAGTCTTATGAAAATGGATGAATTACTTATAGCGCAATATCAAGAATTTAATAGAGTATTTGATGAATGTAATGGTTCAGAAAGCAGTGGCGGTGATTCCAGTAGTTCTAAATCAAATTGGATTATTCGGATTGAAATTGATAAAAATGAAATGATAGATACAAATATTTCAATGGATGATATTAATTATGCTTTAACATACGCTTATGGAAACACAATTGATTGTGTTTATTCTGATTATAATTCTACTAATTTAATTTTTCGGATTCGCTTACAAAACATTCTTTCTAAGAAAAAAACTAATATTGCGCATCCACTAGATCAGTCTGATGAAATTTATATTCTTAAAAACTTTCAAGATGAATTATTAAATAATTTAGTTTTACGTGGAATTAAAAATCTTAATAGTGTTATGCCTCGCAAAATTACAGATTCAGTGGAAGAAGACAATGGCAAATATAATCGTAAAGAAATTTGGGTATTAGATACAGTAGGGACTAACTTATTAGATTTGTTAAGTTTAGATAATATTGATGTATATAGAACATACACAAATGATATTCAAGAAACTTATAGAATATTAGGAGTTGAAGCAGCTCGGCAAATAATTTATAATGAGTTTACAGAAGTTATTGAGCATGATGGTGCTTATATTAATTATCATCATTTAAGTTTATTATGTGATAGAATGACTGTTAATAAAAATCTAGTCTCGGTATTTAGACATGGAATTAATAATGATGATATTGGGCCAATCGCAAAAGCATCATTTGAAGAAACACCCGAACAATTTCTTAAAGCAGCTCGCCATGGAGAGCTTGATAATTTACGTGGAATCTCCGCAAACGTTATGTGTGGACAAGATGGTTATTTTGGAACAAGCTCATTTAGTGTTTTATTAGACATTAACAATATTCCACAAATGCCTGAACCAGAAGAAGATCTAGAAATAGAACCTTTAATTGATTATCCAACTTCTATGATTGAAAAAGAATTTGGCGATCTATTAAACCAAAATAGTGTTTGCTCTATTAATAATATTTTATTGCAAACAAACATTCAAAATATTAAACCAAGCGATACTGGCGATGATAATGAGTATGACCCATTTAAATTTTAATAGTTTTTATAAAAAAAAATATTATAACTATTTAATGAGTAATATAACATCTATTCTATTTATTATTCTTTGTTTTTTTATTATTTTTATATTTGTTTCACATATATATTTTCATTTTTCTTATATAGGCAATAATTTACAAAAATATTCTAATTCTAAGAACTATAATAGAAGTATAACACAGCCCTCACAACAATATTTAGCATATCAACAAGACCAAGTCTATGATTATGATAATGATTTCTCACTATTGTATCAGCCTATACAAACAACCCCAACAACCCCAACAACTTCAACAACTTCAACAATAACAACAACCCCAACAACTTCAACAACATTAACAACCCCAACAACATTAACAACCCAACAATAACAACAACCACTACTCAGCCGCCGCCACAAACAACAACCACTACTCAGCCGCCGCCACAAACAACAACCACTACTCAGCCGCGGCCACAAACAACAATTACTACTCAGCCGCCATCACAAACAACAATTACTACTCAGCCGCCATCACAAACAACAACCACAACTACTTCACGTGCAACCTATTTAAGAACTCAAGAATCTAATCCAGAAACAATTAATGTTTCTTATCCAACTACAAAACCATATGGTTACGGATCTATTAAAGGATGGTATGGAAGTAAACAAAGTAGTTACTTATTAAATCATCCAATTAAAGCGGATTATGAACAAATGAATCAAAATTATGTATCTAACAATCAACAATGGAAGTTTTTACATCTTCCACAAAAACAGGAATTGCCTGATTATGGAAGTTGGTGGAATTGGGATGTAGAATTGCAAAAGATTAATAATGTAATTGATTATTTAGGAGAAACTTTAGGAAAATTTGAAACTCATTTTATATCAGCAACAGAAATTGTTGATAAATTGAGATGGGTTCCAAAAATAAATTTTGGAGAGGAAGAGCGTTTTGAAATTGAAAATGTAAGTTTAAAGAATGCTTTGACAAGCAAAATTAATGCTTCTAATAGTAATGCAGTTATTAGTTTTACTCAACAAGAATGGAATAGTTTTAACATAACTACAAGTATTATAACACTTCATTATATTAAAATTGGTAATTCACAATATAAACCTTTTTCTCCTGGAACAGATAGGGTAAATAATGAGGCATTAGCAATAATAAATAGAGATTGGGAAATAGGTGCTTGGCCAGGCAGCACAACTCCAAATCAAAGGGTACGAGTTGAGGAATGTGGTGGTGTTTGTTTAATATATAAAACAAAAAATAATAGACAACGTTTCTATATTGCAATAGACACAGGCATGGGTTCATATGAACATTTAAAAACTTCAGATTTTATTAATAAATCTAATGACTATAAAAAACAATGGTTGAGAAAACAAATATATTCAGGTATAAGCCATGAATACACACACGTGTTTCAATCTCAAATAATAAATCCTAGATTACCTACAAGATGGTATGGTGACGAAACCTTGTTTGGTGAACGAAGCCCAAATGCAATTTCAAGATGGTGGATTGAATCATTCGCCAGTATATTACAATATTTTATTGGATTTAGTGATGATGGATTTGATATAAAAGGCCAAATTGTACTATCAATTAGTAACATTAGAAATAATGATCCAACAACATCACAAGAGTTTGCTGATAGAATGATATATAGTAAACCTTATGGATATTTAACAAGATACTATTGGTCTTTTTTGGCGGCTGCATATATGGCAAAACTAACGTCTTGGAAATATGTATTAGTAGATTTTTATTATGATTTTCAACGAATTCCCTCAAACACACAAACAACTGACAAAGATAATATTAATGAGATATATTATGTTCCTGACTTAGATAAATTATTTTTACATAATTTTGGTAAAACAGAAGAGAATTTTTTAAAAGATTTATATACCCTCATTAAAACTGATACGACAATTGACATTAATTATTTTTTACCAAATGAAGGCGCCAATTTAATAACAACTGCAAATGTTTTACCATCAGGTAGTTCGCCTTATAATATTGAAGGCTTTCAAAATTATAATAAAAATAATTTTAATAAATTATGTAATCTTATGTAACCTTATGTTAGTTTTTTAATTTAATGTTTATAACGTGTAATTCTATGAACACGTGTTTTTTTGCCTTTCTTTTTATTTTGTTTTCTGGTGCGCTTTTTATTTTTTCTAGTATAATTTTTATATCTTAGTAATCCGCCTTTAAACCATGGCACATATTCCTCATCTTCTTGATCGGTCTCTCCTGTCTCCCATTTATCATAAAGTTCATCTTGTTGTTGAGCCCATACACTTTCTTTCTTTGCTTCTTGCTGTTCTTCATCATATTTTATCGCCTCATTGTATTTGAGCGCATTTGCTTTTTTTACCGCCTCATCAAAAGGTATTATAACCATAGAACTTGCTGCTGCCGCTGCTGTATTATCAGCCAAAATGTTATTTTCAGCCACTCTTAACTCATCTTTGCGTATTTCATCATTGCTTGGCTCAATATATATAGCCGCAGCAGCAGCAAGTTCTGCCTTGGTTTCATCTGGCGCAGCCTTGGCTGCTGCATTGGTTGCCGCTTCAGCTTTTTTCCATGCTTTTTCAGCCGATGTTTTTGCCTTTTTGGCCATTTCTTTTGCTTTTTTTGCTGCTTTCTCTGCTGCAATCTTTGTTTGTTTTATTACTTTCATTTTTGTACTTTTTATATTTTCTGCTGCAGCCGCGGCCTCTGCTGCAGCCGCTGCCTCTGCTGCCTTTGATGCTTTTTCTTCCATAGTTGTGAAATACGCAGCCGTATTATCCAACTCATCTGCAATATACCAGGCGTTTTCAGCGCGAAGGTGTTTTGCAGGTGCCGCATAGTATGCGGTTTCATATGCATTGCTGGCATTATGCCCTTGCTGCTTTCGCCGAAGTGATTCTTTATATGTTTCAGGATATTTTTTATACATTTCACTTTGCTGCTGTCGCATAATTGATTTGTTATATTTTTTAGGATAGTTTTTATATGTTTCTGGATTTTTCCAGGTCATTGTCATAACGTTATTCCAAGCAGCTGCTGCCATTTTCCCCGCTTCTGTGGCAATTAAAGATATGTCTTGAGCTTTTTCCTTTCCCTCGTTTCTTTCCCAAAAAGTGGCCACTGCTCCAGCCGCATTTTTTGCAGCCATTGCAGCACCTGATAGATTATATACATTATCTGCCAGTATAAACGCTTTATCCGCTTGAGAGTTTGCAAATCTTGTTGGTTTTTTTTTAAACGCATCACTTGCCTCAATAAAATTATTAAATTTTGGCATCCATTCTGTTGGAATCCATTCTGTTGGAATCCAATCAGTATTGTATTGGGAAAACATAATTTATATTATAAATAAATATTATAATAATATAAATAAATTTATTAAATTATTGTTTGCGTATTATTTGTTTATATTCTTTCCATGATACATTTATTGGTTCATCATGAATTTCTTCTGATTCTGCATTCTGGTTTTCTTTTAATTTATCATCTAGTTTCTTTTCTTTTTTCAAAGCTGAATCAACATATAATTCTTTTAAATAAGAACCAACTTTTACAGAAGCTTCATGCTGGTCAACCTCTCCTTTTTCTATCATTTCTAATGCATCTAAAAAATTATATAATATTTCTAAGCTTAATTCATTTTTAATAAGTTTATTATAAATATCAGTGTAGTTCATAAAAAGAAAATTACATTGATCTAGGGCCATATTATCAAACCGACTAAAGTCATTTTTATAGATCTCACTATATTCTTTTTTTAATTTTTCTAATATTTCTACATTTAATCTAATAAGAGCACTATGCTTTGTTTTTCTAATCATTTCAGTATTATTCTCAACATCATTTACTTTTATCATTTCTTGTAATTTTAGTCTATCCCCATCAGACATTTCATAGTTCATTTATAATATAATATATATAAATATATTATTTATATATTATATTTATATATTATATTTATATATTATTTATATATATATAAGTAATGGTCCAAGAAACAGCAATTGCCGAAGGTACAAATGTTATGTGGTCAGAGGAAGCAAATAATGGTATTACTGATTTACAACAAGCAGGTGCCAATATTGATAATTTGCAGCAGGCATGCACTAGTACATCTGGTTCTGGAGGAACTAAAAAACGAAGATATATAAAAAGAAAAAATAAAAGTAAAGGAACAAAAAGAAATAAAAAAAACAGTAAAACAAAAAATACCAAGAAAATGAGAGGAGGAGCCTTTGCAACTCCATTAATGCCTCCGTTATTTACTAATATTGATTCATTTATTTCACGTTTTACAAGTATGTTTTCTAAGTCTTAACATTCCATAAAAGCAATATTATAGTTAAATAAATGTCCATTGATTTAAATTGGTATTATAAACAATTTGTTTATTTGGAGTAATATTATTATTCCAAGAATTTGAATAAGCATTATTCCAACCTTTTGAATAACTGTTTGTATTACATTTAAACATTGTTTGAGGAACTGGTTGTGGTTTATTACATTCAAATTGCGGAGTAATAAACTTTCTCTCTTGTAATCGTTTACTTATATATGTTCCATAATCAACCGTTGTGATACCTGGCTTTGAAATTTTTATAATATTAGTATTTTTAGAGCATGCTTTTTTAGTACTTTTATACTTAGTGATACAAGGTATAAAGGTTATGTTATCTATGTCAAAACAACTAGACTTATTTGCCAAGTTTGTAAAAGGAACAATTGAATTATTTTTAACTAATTCATCTAGTTGTTCTTGAGATAAAAATTTTTGGACATTATAACGTTTCCCTAACCGTTGCAGAGTATTATATCCAGTTATATCTAATATACCAACAATGCCATTAAAACTTTTTTCAGCATTTATATTACAAGAACTACTTGTATTGCTTTGCCGATTTAATTTAAGAACTTTTTCAATATACATTCCTTGATCTCCATTTGGATTCACAGGATGTTTAACCCAATTTTGGGATAATGGACCAACTCCGCTGCGCACTATACAAGTCTTAAATTGGGGTGCTTGTTCTAGTATTTTTCCCATAGAACAACCACATTCTTCATTTGCTAATAATTCACGAGTTGGAGCTAAAGAATATACTCTTTCAATGCCTTTTAATCGTTTAGATAACATGCCTCGGGTATTCATTACAGTTGTTTTAAGCACTGTTGGATCATTATTACAAACGGTGCTAGTATATGCGTGCCCTGAGTTTTTATTTTTATGTTTGCTGCGAAATGCCAAGTTACCTTGTCCAATATAATTTCCACGTAAAGTACCATTTAAAGAAAATCCAACTGAGATTGAACCATTTTTGCCTTTTCCTGATAGTGGTGCTTCTCTCGGATTATTTGTAAATGTTTTCTTTTTCAATATTGCAATTGACATTTATATATATTATTATTATTAATATTAATAATATATTTAATGATATTTTTAATGATATTTTTAATGATAAATTAAAACCGAGCCATTAAAACTTCATTCGCTGCCATTGGCTCTTCTATTTGTAGTAAATTATTTATATTTGGACCGGAGAAAACATTATTAAAATTAGTTTCTGGTGAATTATTATTTTGCTGATTAAATTGTGGATTATTTAATGCTAAATTATTAAATTGTGGCGATTGTTGCTGTCCTGTATTTTGTTGAGGAGGTCGTGTGCCGCGCGAAATTGGTTGTGTGGTTTTAACGTCTTGTTGGTTCTTACCATTTTTATTGTTACTGTTATTGTTATTTAAATTGGTTTTTCCATTATATAAGTCAAATAATCTGTCAATAAGAATATTTATTTTATTACCTAACTTAGTATCAATTGTGAATAAAATAATTAAAAAAGGCAATATAAAGTTAGTTTCATTAAAAGTATGATAGGAGGTTTTGCTTCTTGTTGGAATATATCTTATAATCTTATTTACAAACCAAATTGTTAATAATAAAACATTAATACTTATAAATATTTCAAGAAATATTTCTAAACTTCCTTTTGTTTCATCAACTTCCGGACTTAAGACATTTAGTAACTTTAAACATATTAATACTAATGGAATGGCAATAAAAGTATATTGCCACATATTGCTAATATTTTCCATATTTTCGCGATTGAAATTAAAAATATATTCAAAAAATCCTTTTTTATTTTCTTCGTCTTCTTCTTTTCTATCCATATGATTTATAAAAAGAAATTAAAAAAATAAATAGATATTTATTAATGATTAAACGTATTTTAAAAACGCTAAAAGAGAAAGACGGCCATATTCATGAAGAATATCAATATATACATTTAATTAATGACATAATAAATGATGGCATGATGATTAATAGTAGAAATGGAAATGCTTTAACTGTATTTGGAGCAGCAATGCATTTTTCTTTAGAAAATGATGCAGTTCCAATTTTAACTACAAAACAAGTGTCTATTAAAACTTGTATAAAAGAGTTACTCTGGTTTATTAGTGGTAAAACTAATAATAAATTACTTAAAGCAGAAAAGGTTCATGTATGGGATAAAAATAGTAGTCGCGACTTTTTAGATTCTCGCGGTCTAACTAATTTAGAAGAAGATGATTTAGGGCCTATTTATGGGCATCAATGGAGGCATTTTAATGCTTCTTATATTAATTGTACAAGCGATTATACAGATAAAGGAATAGACCAATTATTATATATTATTAAATGTCTTAAAGATCCGGTTGAACGATATTCTAGACGACTTATAATGAGTGCTTGGAATCCTTGTCAAATAGATGAGATGGCTTTGCCACCATGCCATATTTTAGTTCAGTTTAATGTAATTAATGAAGAGCTGTCTTGTGCTTTATATCAAAGAAGTGGAGATGTTGGTTTAGGAGTGCCTTTTAATATTTTGTCTTATAGTATATTAACGCATATATTAGCAAAACATTGTAATTTAAAACCAAAAGAATTTGTATATTATTTAGGAAATGCTCATATATATGATGACCATATAAGCCAATTAACTCAGCAAGCAACAAGAATACCCTATGAATTTCCTAAAGTAAATATAAAAAAAATACATAATACAATTGAAGAATATACTTTAGAAGATATTGAAATTATAAATTATAAGTTTCATCCTAAAATTAAAATGGAAATGCGAAAATAATCCAATATTAATTTATTTATAGTAATTATATGAGTGGAACTGCTGCTTTAGCTGCTGCGAAAAGACGCCGCAATCTTAATGATGGACAACCGGTAATTGCGAGTAAAAGTCAAAATGAACAACCGATGACAAACAGAGTACAAAGAGAACCAGTCCATCCATTACAAACAATATTAACACATGACAAACAAATATTTCTTTTAGAGAGAAGATTTGAACAATTAGAACAAGCAATTCCTCATATGAATAATGGAGCAGAAACATCTAATGAATTAGATAGTTTAGTAAGAAATAATAATTCAGAAGTCAAATTATTAAAGTTGGCAGTTCAAAAAATGCAAAAACAAATACAAGATATTAATAGTCTAGTAACAACTTTAAGAGGTTCAATTTCTAATCATGATGGGGTAATTAATGATTTAATTGAAAAAATAACAAATACAACTATTTCTGGATTATCCAATGTATATGAAACAAATGATGAAGATGAAGACTCTCAAATAGAATTAGATATAAGCAAGTCTTAAATACTTTAACGAATTTAACTCGTTAATTAGTAAATTAATAAAAATTATTATATTTTATAAACAAAATGAATATAATAATTTCAATTGTTACATTTTTAATTGTTTTATTTATATATTTACATATTTATTATCATATTAAAATTAGTAATTATTTAGAGGTTTATGATATTCAAAATCTATCAAAAGAAAGATTAGAAGAAATATGTGATTTAAGACAACCAGCCACATTTAATTTAGATGTATCTTGTTTTGATTTATTGCTTTTAGAAAATGTTAAAAAAGAATATGGCTCTTTTGATATTAAAATAAGAGACACATCAGAAAATACAAATAGTGAAATATATTTACCATATATTTTAAATAAAGCAATTGTTGCAATTAAAGAGAAACGTTATTATTCTGAAAAAAATGAAGAATTTTTAACTGAAACTAGTTTGTTAAAAATATTAAAGGTAAATGATTATTTTTTACGACCTAATACGCTAATGACTAGTACTTATGATTATATAATCGGAGCCGAGTTGAGCCAAACACCTTTTAGATATGATGTTTGTTATAGAAATTATTTTGTATTATTAGAAGGTGAAGCCTTAATAAAATTAACTCCTCCAAAAAATAAAAAATATTTATTTACACATAAAGATTACGATAATTTTGAATTTCGCTCTCCTATAAATCCCTGGAACGTACAGAAACAATATCAAACTAATTTTGATAAGATTAAATGCTTAGATATTACTTTAACTAAAGGAAAAGTTTTATTTATTCCAGCATATTGGTGGTATAGTATTCAATTTAATAGTCCTGAAACTGTTATACTTAATTTTAAGTATAAAACTTATATGAATAATATTACTTTACTTCCTGATTACTTTAAATACTTTTTACAAAAACAAAACATAAAACATATTATTATTGATACAAATACCGCTATTAGTAATAATTCTAATGACCTTAATGCCCCTAATATTAATGTTTCTGACCTGAATATTAATGATTCTAATATTAATGATATTCTTAATACTATGAAGGTTAATGATGTTAATGATGTTAATGATGGTAATCTAGTTATCTAACTACCACAACTCAATTCAAATGTAACATCATTTATTTTATCAATAGATTCAATAAAATAGTGATTGTCATATTGTAAATATTTGTCTAAATACTCTTTGCTTTGTACGTCTAACTGATTAAATGCATCTTCTAAAGTAATTTTATTTGATGCATTATTTTTTATTTTATAATATATTTTTTTATATTCTGTTTCATATTCATTATTTGCATTTCTAATATGTATAATTAAATTATGAACTAATATAATATAACTACTTGTTCCTTCATATAAAATTTTAGTTGTATAATCTTCATTTTCTAAATATGTAGTATAACTGTCTACATAATAATTTTTAAATTCATAACCTTCTTTATCACTTTCATCATTTGTTTCATCATTTGTTTCATCATTTGTTTCATCATTTGTTTCATCATTTGTTTGATTAATATATATGCTTCCACTCATATCCATTTCCATTTCTATTATTATTTATTATTAAATAATCATAATAAGTAATATTTATATAATATTATAAATATTATAAATATTATAAATATTATATAAAATTGATATTAATATAATTATTTATATTACTAATAACAATACGAATAATGTCGTTAAAAATTCATATTCATGATCGTATATATAGCTCGTGGGACATCTATAATATAAGCGATAATAGTTTATCTACTATAAAGATTAATCCTATTACAAATAAACTATTATCTGGCGATATTATTGACGAAACCGGACAATTAATTGATTCGCATATTCGTAATAGTAAAAGTTTAGCTGGAATTCTTATTTTAAATAAGACATATGGACGGTCACAAAAAAACAATGGTACTAGTGGAAAATTATATTATAAATGTATTCCAAATGATAAACATATTCCAGAGTTTTTAATTCCATATGAAGAAAAACATATTGGATTCAATAAAGCACAAATTAATAAATTTATATTATTTAAGTTCTCTCATTGGAATGATAAACACCCTGTAGGTATGTTAAATAATGTAATTGGAGATGTTACCGATATGAGCTGTTTTTACGAATATCAATTACAATGTAAAGATTTAGTAAAGTCTATTAAGAAATTCACAAGCGACGCTCATAATTCTTATAAATTATTAGGTGCAACACTTGTTCCAAACTGTTCGTTATCTTATATTGAACACTATAATTTGCAAGATAGACGCAATGAATATATTATTTCAGTTGATCCTCAAGATAGCACTGATTTAGATGATGCTTTTAGTATTAAAAATAATATATTAAGTATTTATATTGCCAATGTCCCAATCTTATTAGATCATTTAAAATTATGGGGGTCTTTTTCAGAACGCATTTCAACTATTTATTTGCCTGACAGAAAGTGTGCGATGTTGCCGCCATTATTGTCTGAACAATTATGTAGTTTATTAGAAAATCAAGAGCGCGGAGCGTTGTGTTTGGATGTAGAGTTTAGTGTTGATGATAGTTCTATATTAAGTATTAATTTGTTTCCGGTAGTTATAAAAGTTAGTAAAAATTATGTTTATAATGAAGACAAATTATTAAATGATAAATGTTATAAACAAGTATATGATACGGTACTCGCAATGAATAAAAAACAAAAATATATGAGAGAAATTTGCGACAGCCATGATGTAGTTGCCTATTTAATGCTTCTAATAAATGCCAAATGTGCTGACATATTAAATGACCACGAAACCGGTATTTTTAGAATTATTAATATAAAAGAACCGCTTAAAGAAGAGCAAAAAAATTCTGAGTCTGAGTCTGGTTTAATGCCAGTAGAGATTTACAATCATATTAAATTATGGAAAACATCTTGTGGGCAATATACTAGTCATAAAAATAATATAGGTCATCAATTAATTAATTCTGGAATTGGCGTGAATAATTATGTTCATATTAGTTCGCCAATTAGGCGACTTGTTGATTTGTTAAATATGTTAAAAATTCAAAGTAAATTAAATATTAAATTATCAAATGAAGCTTTAGTGTTTTATGAGTATTGGGAAAATCAATTGACTTATATTAATACAACAATGAGGTCAATTCGTAAAATCCAAACCGATTGCACTTTGCTTAATTTATGTGTAACAAATAGTTTAGTATTAGAAGAAATCTATGAAGGTTATTTGTTTGATAAAATAATTAGACCAAATAAACTATTTCAATATACGGTTTATATACCTAAAATTAAAATGTTTAGTCGCATAAATATGTATGAAGAATATTGCGATTATGCAAGCGGAAACTTTAAATTATATTTAATTCAAGATGGAACAACTTTTAAACAGAAGATTAAAGTTACTAAAGTAGAATAATATTTTTAAAATTGAAATAATTTTTTATTTTTTAATTTATTAAATATTTAAGACTTAAAAATGAATGGACTTGAATTATTTGAACACATTAAACGCGCTTCTAACTTTAATGAACTTTTACAATCGGTAAAAGGAAATACAAAAGCAGAAACACAATCTAAAAGAGGTAATGTATTTGAAAAAATATGTGATTTAATCATAAAGTTTGGATGTTGTTCTATTTTGCCAAATGATGTTTATGAGCATTATGAAGGAAATATTGCAAATTGTAAATTAAAAAAAATTATTGATTTAGAGATGTATATTAAACAACTTAAGATATTAAGCAAAGGCAAAGGTGGTAAAAGTGATATTACTCTAAAAAATAAAATTACTGGCAAGTGGATTTTTATTTCATGTAAATTTGGAGATGGTTTAAGTGTAGATGAATATGATATTGATAAGATTTATTTGGCAATAAAGGATAAAACGCATATTTATAAAGAATGTGATATTTATTTATTTGTAAGCAATAAACAAAAAACATTAGATACATTTAATGCTGCTCACGAAGGAAATTCTTGTTATAAAAATAATGTTGAAATGACTTTAGATACAAATGATTTTGAACCATACTTCCAAACTTTTAAAGAATGCATACAAGATATTAGTATTGATGAAGTCAATTCTAAGTTTTGTAATGAGAAAATTCCATTAGAACTACGATTTCATCAAGATTTAATTACTTATAAACAAATGAAAAGAATTGAGGAAGGAGAGAAGGACTTGCTGTTAGGGGCAAAAGCTAGATCAGGAAAAACTTATTGTGTTGGTGGATTATTTATTAAATATTATAAAAAATTTGGAGGATTAAATGGGATGATTATTACACCAGCACCAACAGAAACCTTATCACAGTTTACAGATGATTTATTTCATAAGTTTAGAGATTTCAATATGATAAATATTGTTGAAATTAAAAAAGGAAGCGATTTTGGAAGCATGATTCTTAAAGAAAATAATATTTTGATTGTAAGCAAACAATTATTAGATGATTATGTATGTGAAAAAAAAATTCTATCAATTCAAAAACTTAATTTAGATTTTATTGTATTTGATGAAAACCATTTTCATGGAACAACCTTAATGTCTAAAAATATTTTACAATCATATTCGTCACAAAAAACAATAAAATTATATTTAACGGCAACTTATGCCAAACCATTGTCAGAATGGACTATTCTTTTAGAGTGTCAATTTTATTGGGATATTGAAGACGAACAACTATGTAAAAAAAGAAATATTCAAGGATTAGTTGACAAACATGGAGAAGAGGTAACTTTATTCTTAACTAAAGAAAATCTAGAAACCAAATTATGCGTTTATGACAAAATGCCCGATTTACATATTATTACAAATATTATGGATAGAAAAAGATATGAAGTTATTAAAGAACAAATTAAAGACACATCTTATGGATTTTCAAATGGTACGCTTTTAAGCGGAAACTTTCCAAATGAAGTAGACACAATGTTGAGATTTATTACTGGAAGCAATAAAGAACAAGATTATCCTAAGCAAGATTTATCTATTTTTGGAAGAATAAAACGCATTGCAATTGAAAAAAACAGTAGAACACGATTGAATAATGGAGATTTTACAAGTCAATTATGGTTTCTACCTTTTGGTATCAACATGACAATTGAAAAGGTAAGCGAACATATGAAAGATAGAATGGGGAAAAATAACATCTTAAAAAATTATGAAATAAAAATTGTTAATTCTAAGAAAGATTATAAAGTGAAAGATATTAAAGAAGAAATAAAAAACTGGGAATTAAAAGCAAAACAAGAAGGAAAAGATGGATTAATTTTGTTGGCAGGAAATCAATTGACTTTAGGAATTACATTACCATTTGTTGATATTGTGTTTCTATTTAATGATATTGTTTCAAGTGACAAGATTATTCAAATGATGTATCGTTGTATGACTGAAAGCATTAATAATCAAGAAAATGATAAAATAAATACAGGAGCAAAAAAAATGGGATTTGTTGTAGATTTAAATATTTCTAGAGTTCTAAATACATGTTTAGATTATAATGTTTATAAAAAAGATTTGAATATAGAACAAAAATTTACTTATTTGGTAGAAAACAATTTGATTAATATTGATAATGATTTATTTAAAGGAAAAGAGAATAAAACAAAATTGGTTGAAAAACTCTTACATATATGGAAAGCGGACCCTATTCATAATCTAAAAATATTATTGAAAAAAATTGAGGATAATATTATTGATTTGGATACAAAAGATCAAAAAAGCTTAAATCAATACTTTACAAGTTCTATTGGAGATGAAAAAGTAAATGTAAAAGTTAAGTTTGATGATGTAAGCGAAGATCCATTGCCAAAAGGAAAAAATCCAAAAAAACATGATAATGATGACACGGATGATACCGATGATACCAATGATACCGATGACACCGATGACACCGATGACAAAATTACAAATATTTCTCTTACCAAAGATGTGTTGCCATTTATTATTCCATTGATTTGTATTTTGACTATAGGTACAGAGCAAAAAGATATTTTAGAAATGTTAAATATTATTAAGACTAGTCCATCATTACTGAATGTTTTTCAAGACCAATCTTTTATCTGGTGGAATAAACCAGATATTATTAAACTGGTTGAAGCGATTGTAATAAAATATATTAAAAAAAATTCTTGTATATATAATATCGCAATCCAATTTAAAATGTCATTGCAATGTTTAATAGATAAACCTAAAGAACTACTAGAATTAATTGATAATTGTTTGAAACCAAAACAAAAAGAAAAAGAAGAGAATGGCGAAGTATTTACGCCAATGTGTTTAGTTTTTGAAATGTTGGATAATTTAGATAAACATTATAGTAAAGAACATGGAAGAAGTATATTTGTGGAAAAAGATTTAAAATGGTTTGACCCAGCTGCTGGAATGGGTAATTTTCCTGTTGCTGTTTATTTAAAATTATTTGAAGGATTGAAATCTCAAATTCCGAATGAGGAAGAACGTAAAAAACACATTGTAGAAAATATGTTGTATATGAGTGAGTTAAATAAAAAAAATGTATTTATTATTCATCAAATATTCAATATGAATATTCAATACAAATTGAACTTGTATGATGGAGATACATTAGAATTAGATATTATGAAAGCATGGGGATTACCAGTTAATAGTTTTGATGTAATTTTAGGAAATCCGCCATATAATAAAGGTGGAATATGGTCTCATACTAAAAAAATGAATAGTGAAAAAAGAGAAGTATTATGGATGAATTTCATTAAAAAATCGTTAAAATGGCTAAAATCAGATGGATTTCTAGGATTTATTACTCCATTATATTGGTTGAAACACATTAATGAAGTACATAATATAATGTTAGAGAAACATATTATTTGGTTAAAATTATGGGATAATTCACAATCAAAAAAAATGATTAATGCCGATATTCCTATTTCGTTATATATATTACAAAATACATTCAATTTAACTAATAAAAAAACAGAAATCACATCCATTTTAAAACGACGTAATTTAATAACTACATCAAGCGAATATCTTAATAAAAAATATTCTATTCCATTGGCATTCCATAGTATATTCAATAAACTACTTGATTTTATTGAAACCAAAAATTTAGAATTAGAATACAAAACTAAAACAATAAAATCGTCTGGAATAAAGGGAAAAATTCCAATTGACTATAAATTAGAAGATATGTGGGCGATTGATACATTTACTATAAAAGATGGATTAATGGTAAAAAAAGCAACAGAACAACACCCTGATGCAAATAAACGAAAACTTATTATTTCAAATAAGGCAAGTTTTACTGGAGCATTTATTGATGAAGGAAAACTTGCTTTAACTGGGTGTAACAAGTATTATATTTTGGGTGAAAATTTAGAACTAATTAAAAAATTATTGGATTTTAAAATTACGTATATAGTAAGCCATTTTACAAAATATACACAAGACTTTTTAGATAAAGAAGCATTTACATATATTCCAGACATTCGTAAATTAGGAATTACGGATATTACAGAGGACGAGTTTTACAAGTTACTAAGATTAACAATTGATGAAATTAACCAAATGAAAAATCATCAAAGTAAAAAAATAGTTAAAGAAGATGAAGAATCTAAATCATCATCTAGTTCATCAATTGTTGATTTAAAAGCTCAATGTAAATCATTGGGAATTAAAAAATATGCAAAGTTAAATAAAAAAGAACTACTTGAGTTACTGTCTAAGCATGAATGTTAATATTATAATAATTTAAAAATCATTATTCATAATGTCTGTTAATTTTTTTTTGAATAATATAAAAAAATTGAAATTTTATTTTTATATATTAAAATATATAAAAACAACAAATGACTAAGAACTGCACTTTTTGTCTAGGAAACGACCATTACTTGCGCAATCAAACTGCGGTTACATGTCCTAAACTATTAGATACGCAATGTAATAGTTGTTATAAGTTTGGACATACCACAAACTTTTGTAAAGAAAACCCAGAAAAAACAAGAAAACTTAACTCAAATACTTATTCAAAACCACAATCATTAATTGTTAAACCTAAGAAAAACGATTTTCTTGCAGTTGCATCTCGGTTTGCCGCATTAGAAGTAAAACAATGTGACTTTGATAACAGTAGTGATTATGATTGTGACAGTGAAAGTGAAAGTGAGATTAATACGCAAAAAAATGACTACTCAGAAGATGATGAGTTGCCTCCAGTGTCCGCAATTATATGGGGCAAAGGATTTGCCAGTAATTACCAAAAGAACAAGTGGAGCGATTAATAACAATTAATATATTATTTACTATATAAAACCTACATAATTTTTTTTTATTCAATACTATAGTAACTTGTTAAAAATTGAAATAATATTATTTCTATTAATATTATTAATACTGCTTATGAATCCAACCAAATCAATCACACTTATTCTAAAAAATTTCAATAATTTAACAATAAAAAATGTAAATATTGAAGAACCAAAAAAAAGAGGACGACCAAAAAAAACTATTACTAGTGAAGACAATGTCAATCCAATAGAACCAAAAAAAAGAGGAAGACCTAAAAAAAATACTACTACACCAAAGGTATTAAATAGAGAAGATTTAAAAGACCTAAAAGAGCCAAAAGAACCAAAAAAAAGAGGAAGACCTAAAAAAAATATAACTATTACAAATGATACGTCAAGTGAGAGTAGTATTGATAATAATGAACCAAAAAAAAGAGGACGACCAAAAAAAATAGAAACTACAGAAATAAAAGAGGAGTCAGAAGAAGAGTACTCATCATCCTCCGAATCAGAACCAGAAGAAAATGACGAAGAAGTTGAAGGATTTTATATTAAATTAGACAAAAATGTTATAACAGGATATACATTTGTCTCCTCAATTAGTGAATCAGATTATATAATTCGGCCTAATTTAAAATTATATAATCCACATACTTTTATGTATTGTGGAACTTGGGACCCTGTAAGGGTAAAGGCTCCCGCCCTTAAACCGACTAATGAATAAACCCCTATAAGGGGTAAACCCCTTAGACCCCGGTTTAAGGGCGGAGCCCTTAGCGGGAGCCCTTATTTTGGCCCTATATTTCTCTCCCCTTAGTTAGAGGGGTTTAAGGGGTTTAAGGGGTTTAAGGGGTTTAAGGGGTTTAAGGGGTTTACCCCTTAGGGGGTTTAAGGGGTTTACCCCTTATGGGGTTTAAGGGGTTTACCTCTTATGGGGTTTAAGGGGGCATTGCCCCCTTACCCTTACCCTTATCATTAATATTTAAAAAGGTCCAATTTGTCAACAAAGCTTTAAATAGTTTATCAAAATTATAAGTTTCATTAATTAGATAGTCTTCTGTTGAAAAGTGATAAACATGCATAGAACTGATTGCTGTAACAATAAACGGAGGAAGATAATCTTCATCATAAATAGGCAGCAAAGTGTCAAGATTGTAGGCATAATAGCAATTATATTTTGATAATATAATTCCATTATTATATCCAATATAATTCTTCATTACTTTTGTCATAGTAACAGGACCAGTGTTCATGAGATGCTTACAACAATATTCGGTAGACCATAGTTTATCATCTTCTTGCAAATAGGAGATAAATGGTAATTTGAAAGACGAATGCTCCAAAATTTCATTGTTTAACTGATTTAAATAATACAATGTAAAGCAAATCGTTGCTCTTTGTGTTGTTACCTTGCCTAAATAATTTTCATGCGGTTTATAGCGGGTCACTCCATGAATTTTAATTATACTTCTATGAGGACTGAATTGCGTTTTGCCCAGTAAAAAGCATTGTCCTGATGTAAACCGAAACTTTAATTTATCTGGCGGTAAATATTGTTTTCTATAAATATCAAAAATGTGCTTAGTAATATCCTCAGGAAGTTCAATCTTCATATTTGATGGTTTCATTGTTGTGTAATATTATACACAAAACAAAAAATATTTCAATTTTTTTATTTTAGTTTTGGTTTAGGAAGTCTAGACATAAAACATTTCCAAAAATAAGGGGCGTTGCCCCTTAGACCCTGATTAGGGGCATCGCCTCTTAAATCCTGATAAGGGGCATCGCCCCTTACAACTATATTAATACAATTGCCATTCATTAAGCGATTTCTTAAATTAATAATATTATTATCTTCTGGCCAATATTTCATATGAATAAAAATTTTACAATATTCAGGAACATCTTTACAAGGTACTATGTCAACCCTATCAATTGTTGCTTTTCCAAATAATTTTTCTAGTATAGTTTTTACTTCGCTGGATTCAATAATATTTGCTCGCGGAATACAAATACTTGGATAGGTTTCCATTTTTATAGTTTATACAATTATTATAATAGTTTCAATTTTTGTTTAAATAATAAATAAATAATATAAAATTATTTATTTATTTATATTAATGAATATATCCAACGAATGTTATATTTGTTTAGATAATATTAATTTAAATGAAAATGATTTTTTAGAATTAAATTGTTGTAAAAATAATGTACATTTAAAATGTTTAACACAATGGTATATTAAAAATAATACATCAAACTGTTTTATTTGTAATCAAACAAATGAAATTTGTAAGGAATTACTACACAATTGCACCACTATAAATAATTCCCATTATATTCAAATTTACCCAATTGAACCAATTCATTTTCCTCAACCAAATCCTAACCCTAACCCTAATCCTATAACTTATACAAAAAATAAATTAACAGCATTAATAGTATGTTATATAATTAACTTTTTTATTTTAATTAACTTTTTCATTTTAATATTTTATTAATTCAAGAATCAGACATTGGAGCTTTTGTCTGCTCTACATTGCGCGAACGAACAACTCTCGGCGGACGACGCTTAATTTGACTCCATTCATCGTCAGTATGACGCTGCTGTGTTCTAGGAACACGCGGTCTTGTATAATAACCATCTTCATCCGCTTGATGAGAGTTTCTGCGGTCAGGTCTTGGAGGCTGATCTTGCGAATCAGCCATAGAAGTATCACGAGATACAAGACGAGTCTCGCACATCAACATACCCCCATCAATTCCGCGCACATTATTTGCTTGCCATTTATGATTGTTGTTATTAATTTCACAAAGCGAAAACTGAACATATTCTCCCTGAACTAGATATCTATATTGCTCTTTTGATACCTGAATGGCAGAATGATGAGCAAATACATCATCGTCTTTAAACTCGCCGCTTGTGACCGTTAAAAAACCATAACCGGCACGGTTGTTAAACCATTTAACACGTCCAAATGTAACTGTTTCTGCCTTCTCTGGGTGAGCAGATACCTCATGTCCTTCCTGTGTAGTCATTATATACTAATAATAGTAATTGGGTTTAAATGGTTTTAATAATATATTTAATATTTAATATTTAAGTAATGTAGTTTTTTTTCTTATTTGTTTGTTTTCTTTTTTTTCTTTTTTTTTTCTTCACTTGTGTTTTATATTTTCCTTTTGCCAAAGATGCTGTGCTCTTAGCTCTATTCCATTCTTCATCGTTACCATAAAAATATAAAAATTCTGACTTTGTATAAAATACGTGATCATTTGGGTCCTCTCGCTTCTCTTCAGGTGTAGTTAGTGGTGGCGGTGGCCCGCTCACACTGGAAATTGATAAGGAACTGGTGTCGGCAGATGCTGGAGATGGCAAGACATCTGGAGATGGCAAGACATCTGGAGATGGCAAGACATCTGGAGATGGCAAGACCGCTGGCGATGGCAAGACAGCTGACCGACTCAATATTCCTCGTTGCGGCGGACAAAACTGCCTTTCTGGCGTCGGCCGCTCTTGCAGACACAGCGATGGTGGCGCTGTTTGTGTAAGTATATTAAAATATAAATTTATAATTTTAAAATTTTCTTTTTTAATAAAGTTATCTATGTTTTTTTCGTTTATTATTTGTTGTATATCATCTTCGGTTATATCCAACATTTTGCAAAAATCTGAACATACTGATGGTTGTCTCTCATAGTCTTTAGCTATTTGACAACTACGATCATCCTTTCTTTTTGATAAATCTTGTGTTAGGGCTTTTGCGTTTTTAATTTCTTTACTGTCCTTTGTTGTATCAACTTGCGATGGGTATCCGTTTTTTTTTCGCAATGTTTTATACTGAAACATATTTTCAGTATCATCTATTGGTAGCTTTAAAATATTTATACCATAAAAAACAAACCAATAGTTAATATATAAAAAGAAAAGTGGATATATGTAATTCATGCATAATATAATATCTGGGTCTGTTTCTCTTATACCGCCGGTTGATCGGTCAGGTGTCCAAACTATACTGGCTTCTTCCCAGTGCCCATCTATTTTCTTTTTGCCGTTCATTGTGAGCTCAAACTTGCAACCTATATGATATTGATCTATTGCTAAATGTGGCAATATATCACCAGAACTTACACCAGATAAATTATTGTTACATAAGGTTTGGTTTTTTTTTGAGTCTACTTTAAAAAGAAAGTGAATTATGCTAAGAAAGTTTTTAGTATTTTCTACAACAAAAGTGTCAAGCCAATCAAACACTTTTCTAATTTCATTATTTATTTGCGAATCATCAACATTATTATAAATATATAATGCAATAAAAACTTTTAAACAATTAAAGTCATGTCTATCTACTGGAGATGCAATCCAAGATACTAGTTTATTATTAAAACTAAAAGGAATTTTTAGTAAAGTCCTGGTGCCACCCACTTTTTTTGTTTTTGTCATATATATATATATATATGAATTTAAAAATTGAATTTTATTTTTAATTATTTATTGTGATAATTAACGCTATCCATCTATGTCATATTTGCTTTTATTGGAAGTGCTAGCGCTACCGAATGAGATTGTGGATATTATTTATGGGTTTATGAAAGTGAATGCGGCAAATACAATTGGTACCTACTTTAAAACAGCTAAGCGATCTTGTGATGTGTTTGTATATTTGGCAAATTATAGAGTTGAATATATTTCAGCGTTTTCAATATATTCAATAACTGGCAATAATAATTTGGTTGTGCATGCTAATCTTAAAGATGAAGTTATTACTAAATTATTTAATAATTTAGCACTTATGTATCGTTCACATTATTCAAGGGCCAATTATTCAAGAAATGCTTGGCGTTGTGTGTTAAATAATATTTCACAGATTTTAATGTATTACTATAATAGATTGGCATTTAGTGATAGTTTAAAAAAGAATAATATTAATTATAATTATTTAAAAGCGTGTATTGAACTATGGTTTAAGTTATGTCAAAAATACAATTTCTATTTGGCGTTATTTTATGTTAATAGTGCTAAAAAAAATAATCATGTTGTTAAGGCAATTCAATTGAGAACGCGGACTATTAAAAACTTTGCAGAGTTTAGAGTTTCGCCACTAGTTACTATGAAGTCTGCGGATTATTGCAAAAATCTTTGTTATAGTAAGTTAATTGCTCATCATACATTATTGAGTTTAAATGCTCAAGAGCGAAGGAATTATTAGATTATTAATGTTTAGTTTTATAAAGTGTGTTTTTGCGATTCTTTTTTTTTATGTGTTTTGGTTATTTTTAACTCTCTTTCTCTTTAAGATGAATAAAATTGAAATATTTTATAGTTTGTTTAAGACAAGACCCAAACAATCAATCTATCAATCCATCAATCAATCTATGTCATACATGCTTTTATTAGAAGTGCTATCGCTACCTAATGAGATTGTGGATATTATTTATGAGTTTATGAAAGTGAATGCTGTTAACACGATTAGAAATCATTTTAAAAACGCTAAAGAACGTCATGAAGCATTTTATAAGTTGTCCCATTATAGCCTTGAATATATTTCCAACATTACAATATATTCAATAAATTCAATCTATTACAATAATTTTAATGTTATTAACTCTAATTTAAAAGACAAAGTTATTGAAGATATTTATAAGGATTTAATAATTATGAACGAATCGCATTATCCACGGGCCAAGTATTTGAGACACTATTGGGCAAATGCATTAGGCAACACATCAGAAATTTTAATGCACTATTATAATCGCTTGGCATTTAGTGATAGTTTGAAAAAAAAGAATATTAACTATATCTATTTGACGGCGTCAATTCAACTCTGGTTTAAGTTATGCCAAAAATACAATTTATATTTAGTATTGTGTTATATGAAAAGTGCCAAAAAAGTTGACCGCAATAGTAAGGCAATACAATTAAGAACAATTAAGAACTTTGCGGAGTTTAGATTTGCGCCGCTGGTTACTTATGCCAAGATGCCTGAAGATAGTATTAGAAATGAACAAGGGATGATGCCTCATCATAAACTTTTAAGATTAAACGCGTTTGAGAGAAGTATTTATTAAATCTTGTGAAGAATTATATTATATCATTTTTCTAGACTTTTTTTATAAATATAATAAATTTAATTATTCATATATATATGAATAATGTCACGCGATAAATATCTTGAAATAGAGTACCCACTTTTATATAAGAGAGTAGAAAATCATTTACACCTTTTCTCACTTAAAATTCCTGTATCCTTGCGCATAATTCGCAATTGTTTTTTACAAATCAATATATAAAATTGAAATTGAAATTTTGTAAAAGGTTTTATAGTTTGTTTAAAAATATTTATTTTCTTTTTGTCTACTTAATTTTTTCGCTTAAACTGCTTCTATGACTTAATATATAAAATTGAAATTAAAATTTTTATTATTTAAATACAATCTACTAATAAGAGTAACACTTTTGCGATGTCCAAACGTTGTCAGTGCTTTACTTTAAAAAATCGTAAATGTAAAAAAAATTTTAGTTTTGTGTGTAACGCAACCAAGCTTTGTTCTATTCATGCTGCCATATACGCAAATAAATATGTTGTATTAATTCAAAAAATATATAGAGCATATCATTCCCGCAAATATTTACAAAAGTTTAAAAATATGCCTCGCGATATTCAATGCCACATCTTATTTTATATGAGAGAACCTCATTATATTGAAAACTATAATAAATCATTGCGAAAAATACTTTGCAGAAGGATTGACCGTTTATTTGGAACTCCCTATGCTGTAAATTATGGTAATAATCCTTCAATTTATATGAAAGATTATAGAACAAACCTTTTAAATATGAATATAATGACCCGCTTTCGGCAACATATTTTAAAACTGAATGAACTCTATACATTATATAGTAAATATATTACAATAACAGATGAGACATATAACACAATGTTATTCAATAGTGGTTATACTATTAAAAAATATACAGAAGAATGTCTTTATCCCTCTAACTATGTACTGCATCCAGTTATACTTACGACTGAAAACTTTATAGAAATTAATACAATTATGAATCAAATGAAACTTTCAATTGAAAATTATAAATATCTATATAAAAAACATTATAATCTTTGTTATTAAAAACTATAGTTTAGTTTAAAATAATTTAAAAAGTGTAACTACAAAATTATAAATAAATAAAATATTTACTAGTGTTTGTAGAATTATTAATGATATTTAATACTACATTTTTATTTTTATTTTCATTATGCTTAATACTGTCATGATAAAAAATAGGTTTTTTATATTTTACAACAAGAATATTAAATATACTTTGGTCTGCTGTATGATGGTAAGTTACTAAAGGATAAGTAATCTCGTTATCTTTATAACATGAAAAATATACCCAATCGTTTATGAAATCATCATTCAAATTGCATTTTTTAAATAAAAACCATGAATTTAATACATGTGGTTTGTTTAAATATTCATTATTGTTTTTATCTGGAATAATTTTATTCCATATTATAATATTATCACAACAGCAAAAACTATTATTCATTACATCATCTCCAATGCTCCCTGCTACACATAATTGTTCATGTACAATATCACACAATTTATCTATATTTTCATTAAATCCAGTTGGAAAATATTGAGAACAATCAACATAATATAAAATGTCGCAATCCTTAATTTGATCATAAACATCTTTTACTATAAATGCTTTCCAAGCATTATAATATCCATCTCTTCTACCATTATTATTTATAAAAGGTAAATCTTTTATAAGATTAAACCATTTTTTTTCTTTAATTTTTTCTAAATTATAATCATGTATAATTAATTGTTTTTGTGTATATTTGTGTATAGATTCTATAATATTTTTTTTTGTTGTATTAAATGGTTCATTATTAGAATATAATACCAAATGTATGCTCATTATATTTTATTAACATATAATAAAATTAAAAATAAAAATTTATTATATGACAACACCAGAGTTTAAATGGTAAAAGGTATAAAACATTATAATCTTCTATATTAAAACTCTAGTTTAGTTTAGTATATTAGTATTTGTCAAATTGTCTAATAAGTTTTTTACTACATTTATTATATATTTATAATTTGGAACCTCTTCAAATTTTAAGTTTCTAACATATAATAATATTGTTAAAAACTCTCCCGGCAAATCAAGAAATAAATTATAATCTAATTTTAATTTTTTAATTTTCTCACAAAGTATTTTTTTTTTATCGGTTTTGTCGGTTTCGTCGGTTTCGTCAATTTGGCGGGTTTCGTCGGTTTCGTCGGTTTCGTCGGTTTCGTCGGTTTCGTCGGTTTCGTCAATTTGGCGGGTTTCGTCGGTTTCGTCAATCTCAGGGGTTTTTTTTAATTCATCGCATAACTTAGACCACCTTAGTTCTTTTTCATATAAAGAGATAAAACTATAGCATAAACTTTCAATATCATCGCGCCGACTTGGTTCAATTCCATTATGGATGTTTATACTACTATATTTAATAGTGCCTATCATTGGTTTATTAGTTTTTTCTTTTATATGGTTTCCACTACTATCTAAAAACCATTTTGATAATCCAAAATCAATTACATATAATTGATTTATCTCTTTAATCATTAAATTATCCGGTTTAATATCACGATGAATAATTCCAAGTTTATGAATTGTCTCAATAACTTTCACTGCCTCTATAAAAAAAGAAAGACATTCCGGTTTTGTCATTATTAATTTGTCTAATGGTTTATCTAAATAATCAATTATTAAATAATGAAATCCATCTTCATGTCCATAATTTCTCATTGTTGGTATTCCTATAGTATTTTCAAGGTGTTTATATATTTTGGCTTCATGTTGTAAAACATTTATAATTGATTTGAATTGTATTTTAATTGCGACTTCTTCGTTTGTTCTAATATGTTTGCCACGAAATACTTTTCCAAAAGAACCTTGGCCTATTTCTTCTATAATTTCATATTTATTACCAATAATAAAAGTCATTACATACTATTATATTATAATTTTTAATATTAAGTTATATTTTTAATTATTTAGAATAAAATTATTCATATAATTTTATATCTTTGTAATATATATAAATGGTAAATTCCCAAATGGAAAATATTTTAGAGTATGCAGCAACGGGGGCAATGACATCAAGCCAAACTGGAGGTGTCAATCCATACGGCCGTATTGAAAGGAAAAAGAAAGTGGCAGAAAGAAGGATGACGCCTGTAGTTGATACTGAAGTGACTGATTATAGTTGGGCAATACAAAAAAAGAAAAGTAAAAAAGAAAAGGAGAAAATGGCGCAGCATGCGGCGGACTCATTTAATGTTGCGCGGAGACAAGCGGAGATGAAGGCGCGGCGAGCAGCGAAGGAGGCAGCGAAGGAGACAGATGAGCGCATTGGGTCATCAAGCTGGAATTCTGCGCTTAATGATATGTTAGATGCCCTGCCGCCGCCTCCGCCTTCAGCACTTGATCAGAAGGCTATGCAAGAGGCTGAAGTGGCGCGGCAGACGCGACGCGCATTTCTTGCAAATATGGCTAAAGCAGCCGCGGAAGCAGCGGAAGCAAGGGGAGATGCCGCTGGTTATAAAAGAAAGAGATCAAAAAAATCTCATAAATCTCATAAATCTCATAGTTTGCGCAAAAAACATCGTAAGCAAAGAACACGAAGAACCCGTGGGTATTAATTTGCACGATATGCTTCTTTATCGCTTAAAGCCACCAGTTCTATCCAATAAGTTTGCTGTGGAAAAAATTGAATTTTATTTTTTAATTTTATAGTTATAAAAATAAAAAACAATGGAAGCACTATCAACTGACATTGTGCTTCATATTACTAGTTTTCTTAAAAATCAAAACCATTTGATTAATTTTAAATTGTCTTATAAGTTTGTAAACTCAATTCTTACCAATAAAATAATGTTCGCTTGTCAGTTCAAACACTATACCAAACGAAAATTGTGTATAAATAAAAACTGCTATGAAGACACATGGGAAATATGTACACACGTTCATAATTATTGTATTTACAATTATCAACATAAACATCAAGAAGCCATCAATGAAAGAGTTATGGAACTTGGCTCTAAGAGATATACTGTTATCTCTCCATATTGCCTTGACTGTTTCATAAGTTTTGTTCTTTCAGACCCATACTCAGAGCCCGAAATTGTCTATGTTTCTATTTAATAGCATTTATTGAAACCCACTTCATTTGTCAATATAAAATTGAAAGTTTTTATTTTTTTTTTATTTTTACACTATTGTATTCACAGACTCATATACACACGCAACAAGCAATCATGGAAAAAACAATGAGTCTGGAGATTTCACGCATTGTAAAACTGTTGGCAATACAATTTGATTTTGATCAAAATGAGGGAATGAAATTTATTAACAAACACCTAACACTAAAGACAAGACCAATATTAGCAATTGATAAAACTAAAATTATTAAAATACAAGCATGGTTTAGGGGTTGCATTTTGAGATTAAAACAATTACCTTTAATTATGTATAAAATTCAAAATTATTTAAAGTTACAAGCATTTAAATTTTCAAGTCAAAATGAAGATGGTAGAATAAATAGTTGTAGTGATGAAGCTGAAGTAATTAAATTACTTATTGTAAAGTTTGGTGCAAGAATCAAAAAATCAGAAAAAAGACATTGGTATGACATTTTAGCATATGATTCTATTTATGGATGGATTCCAATCAATATAAAAACAACAACAACAATGACAAGCGATAATACGGGTAATTTAGCAATGTGTGTCTATGCTTATACCGATAAAATATTAGATATTCATATGATGGATCACACTTATGACAATGGTAAAATGAGTAATATACTTTTTAATAAATTAAAAAATAAAGAATATAACTTTAATAACAAAAAAGATTATTATTTCATTGTGTTAAATAAAACAAATACAAGTGATATAATTATTAATAGTGTAAAAGGATTGACACTATTAACCCCAAATATAAATAATTTGCCATTTCAAGTTTGTTGGAATAAAAATAGGACATATAAATATGAAAAAATAGACAAAAAAATAAAACAATTTATTGATTGTTTACAGCAGCCTAACCTATCTTGGAAAGAAACGTTTATGTTAAATATAAGGTCTTTAAATTTATAAATAATCACTTGGAATATATGAATTACTTATTTGTCTATGACCTATTTTAAATCTTCCAGAAAACATAAAATTATCTTTAAAGGTATTACTATTTATATATGAAACTATATTATTTAAATCACATTTTTTTTTTGGTTTAAGCATAATTAATCCACCACCAAAATAATTAACTTTACCTAAAAATGAAACATTAGGTTTGCGTGTTAAATTATAAATGTAAATACAATCTTTATCAAGATTACTATTTATAGCACTAATATTTCTTAGTGCTCCCCATTCAAACCAATTTTTTTCATTAAACTTTCGTATTCTTCTTTCAATAAGTTCTTTTTTGTGATTTAATAAATATTCATTAATTTTGTTATTATCACAAGGATAACTTTCAATATAAATATATTTATCATTTTTATTTTCACCAGTTAATACTTCTATATTACCAAGTTCCTCATTTTTATAAACTTCTTCTTTTCCACTAACAAGACCAACATAAATGTCAAAATAGTCTTGAAACAATACACTATTATTATTTTTTTCTTCTCCAAAAGTAATTAATCCGTTACTGTTTGTAATATAAAGTAATTTATCATTATATAATACTTTTTTATCAATTAAACTATTTTTACAATATCTAAAAACTATAACATCAATAGATGCGTTTTCAAACATTTTTTCATTATGATTATGAAATATATGAGTAAATGTTCCATTTGTCATCATACTATTCAATAATTTTGATGCGCTTGTTAATTTAAGAAAATCAGAAGGAACAATAAATATCAACTCACCATTTTCATCAAGTAAATTATAACATTTTTCTGTAAAATCAATATATAAGTTCGCTTTTTTAGTTTTAACATAAGGCGGATTTCCTATTATTGTTTTATATATTTTTGTAATTGTTTGTGTCATAAAATCTCCATAAATAACTTTATCTTTTTGTATATTATCCAATAATTTAATTTTTGTATCAATTTCATACATATCAAATATTATACTTGGTATTTTATGTGTAATAAATGTAATTAAATCACCTTGTCCTATAGATGGTTCTAAAATATTAGATGGATTATTTAAGATAAACTCAAATATCTTTTCTTTAAGTTCATTATGGGTTGTAAAATATTGCCCTAAATTATGTTTTGTTGTCATAGTTGATATTCTTCTAAATCTTTTGGAATAAATAAATCAATTTTTATATTTAATAATTATATTTAATAATAACGGAAATAATATAAAATTGATTATAGATTATATATTATTAATTATATCATACTCATTTTATAATGGTGATTATTTGTTCTAAAGAGTTTATTGCTCCACAAGATTCT